ATGTCCAACCAGTAAATGCTCGAGATAGTACTTCGTATTGGTCCATTAAAAACGTGTAATTAAAAGCGAAACAACGCGCCTAAGCTAAGTGGAGTAGGTACTGACTCTCCGCATGCCTGACAAGCTTTGCTCACCTCCGAAAGGCGTGGGCCTGGGTTTTTAGCAGAAACTTCTTTTAAGATTGTTTCTCTATTTCCTAAGCTCAACTTTAATGCTGTGGTAGGTCTAGCTGGAGACCCGTTAATTGAGTTGAGGCACCCAGTTAAAAATATGGTGTTAAGTTCAGCCATAGTTATATCGTCAGATGCATCAAGCAATTTCTTTTGAGTCTTACCATTAGGTAAAGAGACATTTGCAATATCTCCGTTTTTTAACGTGATATCCCAACTTCTATCTTTAATGCCGTTTTCTAGCGTTCTATACTCTAAGTCTTTTTCTAAATCAATATCTAAGTCTTGATTAGTAGAACAGCTAGAACAGGTTGCCCTATAGGTAACCTCACTACCAAACGTAACGCATCGAATTCCAATAAGGATGCTGTCTCGGTCTCCCGAAAGCAGATTATCAAAATCTTCTCGCTCTACTGGCCTATCTCCAATTGATACAGTTCCCCGCATCAACATTGAATTTAAAGCCTTAGAGCCTGTGTCTGATTTAGCAATGAACTCTTCATCTTCTCCAGTTAACTCCCGCACTTCTACGGTCTTAACTAGAGCTCCGTCGGATTCAATGTACCCGCCAGGTAAAGTAACAATAGGGTTTGGCGGGACCAGCGTTTCAACTTCAGTTACTGGTCCAGCCATCGCCTCTTGTGCAATTCGGTTTAATTCATCTTGGCTTACGATTTGTTGCGTTGTCACGAACAGTGCTCCTTTAGTTAGATATTAAAGACCCTTTGGTCCTGTTGATACTGGGTCACGAGTTGTTGTTGCCTTTGCAGCATCAACGTGGAAGATTGTTAGACCTTCGTGTACTAGTGTCATTGTCTCAAAGAGTAGCGCATTGTCACCAGCGTTTAGGTCGCTGTATGAAAGCTGTTGAATCCACGCGTTGTGAATTCTAAAGCCCATTTTTGCTGTAGCAATATCAGATGGGTTTGTGTCGGGATGGTCCATCAAATAGATGGTTACATTGCATCGGAAGTCTTTTCCAACAACTGACAAGCCATCTCCAGCAGAGGCGGCAAATAATCCGCGCATCCACTCAATTGAATTGTCACTGCCGAATAAAGCGCCCTTTTGGAACGCAACAGGTTGGAATGAGGTCATTCCTGGAATTTGATGAGTAGTAGTGTTATACCCACCTTCGCGGTATGCGATGTTCTGAGTGGTAATTGTTAACCCAGTGATTGAGTTAAAGCCGCCACTAAACCCAGTGATTTTATCTGTGAAAGGCGTACCACTGTTAGATGATGCTTGGAACTCAGCTTGGAACCGAAACCCGCGAAGAGGGTCGGTTGAGTGAGTGGACCAGCGTTGGATTTTTTTAGCCATTGTTTTCTATCTCCTTAGGCTGTCACAGTAACGGTGGCTCCACCGTCAAACTGACCGATTCGAACGATTACGAATTCAGCTGGGCGCTGTAATGCTACGCCAACTTCGATTATTACCTTGCCTTCATCAATTACGGGAACAGTGTTTAACTCTTCGTCGCACTTAACAAAGAACGCGTCTGTTGGAGTATCTCCACGTAGTCCGCCTTGTGACCAGAAATCGGCCAAGAAAGCTGAAACTGTTGCGTTCATACTGCGCCATAGGACAGCGTCGTTTGGCTCAAAGATTGCATATTGAGTTAGGTCAATAAGCGCTTTGCGTAGGTAAATGAGTGAGCGACGAACTGGGATGTAGCGGTCTGCATAACCAGCTTTAACAGTACGTGCGCCCATTACAACAAAGCCAGAACCTGAAACATATTTAATTGGGTTTACAGGTGCAACGGCTGAGTTTAAAGAATCAAGCTCTGCGTTTGTCAAAGAGTCTGCAGCAACAACGTCGGATAGTCGTGCACTAAGACCCGCTGGAGCTTTAAATACTCCGCGAGAAGAGTCAGTAGTTGAGTAGAGACCAGCGATTGCTCCGCCAGCATTTACTAACTTTGTTGCTCCTAATGTACTTACAGTTGGGTCAGCAATTGTAACTAGTGGGTAATAAACCGCACCAAGTGAAGTTGCGGTGTATGTAGCAGCTAGAGTTAGCTGATTAGTTACTGTGTCTGTTGCTGAAGGTACTGTTGCTTCTCCGCCTTTAGCGTCAATAATTACAAAAACATCATCTCGGCTTTCTGCGTAAGCAAGAACTACGTTTACGTTTGTAGCATCTGTAAGCCCAGGAACGTTAAGTAGAAGAGAGTTATTAACAACATCAAAAGCTGAAGTTGCTGCTGAAAGGTTAGCAGCTGTAGGTGTAGTTCCATCTGCTCCAGATGCAAGTACTTGACTAGAGATGTTTGTTGGCTGAGAAGCTGTAGAAAGTGAGGCTGCTACTACGTACTTAGAACGAGAGTTAATAAAGTTAACTCCGTAACGAGAGTCAGTAGTGTCAGTAAATGTTAAATCTGTAAAGCTTTCTACAATAGTTGCGGCATCTGGGTAAGCAATAGTTATATCTTTACGTCCTGCAAGTGCAGATGCTGTTACTGATACACGGATATCGTTTCCCCAAAGTCCAACGTTTGCTGCTGTGATAGTAGCAATGTTTACTGGAGTTCCAGCTCCGTCAGTTAGGGTACGAGTGGCTGCTACAGGAGAACCTGCAGTTACACGCTTGACGTAGCAAGCTGCTCCGCCATTGTCAAAGAAAAGTTTTATGGCAATAGGAAGTTTGTTATTTCCATTCCAGCTGCCATATTGTGAAACATAACTGTTCCAAGAGGTGACTACCGTTGGTGCGGAAGGCCCTCTGTTATTTGCGCCAATAAACGCTGCAACAGTTTCTGAAGCGGCGCCTACAGACGGAGCTAATGCATTGAGGCTTTCCTCAATATACACGCCCGGACGAAGGTAAGTTGGCATTTATATATCTCCTTAGGTTGGTTAAAGTTAGGCCGAATATTAGATAGGTAGTTTGCCAGTTGGGATGTGGGTTGTTACTGTGTTGAACTCTACAGCTGCAACTTTCTTCTTGGCTGCATTAGCGTCGTAGTGTGTAAGTTCGCTTATTACTCGCACAATAAATATGTTACGTAGTAAGCGTCTTCCTTCCTCAACGGTGTCTCTTTTCAGAAACTCGTCAAGAAACATATGTCGGTAGGTGGTTTCAACGTTAGTGTCGCTGATTATTCCTAGCTTTGCGTATTTGCCCGGAAATTTTTCTTGCATTAACTGTTGAATAAGAGAACGGTCATGGCGAGGATGACGGGCATAAGACGTAATCTGATAGACAAGGTCATAGGTAAGTGGGTATTCATAGGCATAGACGTTTGTGTTGTTGGCTACCACGGTACCCGCTCTATCTCTGTCATAGATAACACCAGACATTTGGCGTTCAGGGGCAAGGCGAATATCCATTAAATCAATTGTAACAAAGGGAAACTTTTGGTCTCTGAGCTCAATGTCAGGGGTTCCATACCAAACCTGTACGGTTCTTGGTGTAGGTGCGCCACCAGCTTTTTCATCAATAACGGTCATACCGCCAAGAAGGGCTTTTAGGGCGGCGTCTTCGGCTAATAGAAAGGGCATTACTCGTCGCCCTCCATTATGAAGTCAACAAGCTCTTTTGATATAAGTTTGTCAATCCTTTTGCTTAAAATTGTTTCAATCATTTCATCAATTTTACGCATGGTCCAGGTTGGGGCTACTCCTACATTGCCGTACTCAAGGTCATCAATGGTCTTTTCAAGGTCAGACGGGACGGAGACTCCAACGTCTAGCTCGTTAAATACTAAAGATACTTTGCTTCTTACCGTAGTAGGCCAGCCGGATTGCATAATAATTTCAGCAAACTCTGTACGTATCTCAGATTCAGAAGAAACAATTGCCTGCTTCATGGCTTTTTTCATGTTAATCATTTACGAAAAATCCAAGCTGCAAATCCTGAACGTCTTGCTTGGGCAATCATGGTGGCTAGTTGGCGCTCAGTCTTAGACTGGGGAGTGTTTTGAGCAATAGTCTTATAAAACTCGTTAGGCTTTGGCTTATCAAGTTTTGGAAACTTAGGCATAACAAAACTCCTTAATACGCATACTTACTAGCACGGGTAAAACATTGATTCCCGCATGGAATCCCTTCAATGATAAAGCAAAAGGCCCCCTCTCGGGGGCCTAAGCTCTACTTCTTTTTAATCTTTTTAGCTAGTTTAGCGTCGTTCTTTTCATCCTTTTTTTCAAACTTTTTCTTCTGAGCCGGGGTCATGCCCTTGGTCCACTTTTTGTCATCGTGTGCCACTACATGCCTTTTTTCTTAACCATCGAAGACTTTTTAGCCTTAGATGGAGATGCCTTCTTAGCAAACTTCTTGTTAGCTGCCGATAGGGATTTCATGCCATGCTTATCTTTTGGCTTCATGCAGCCACAGGTGGCGCACATTACTTCTTCTTCTTTCTTAGAGCCGCGAAGTCAGAACCTTCTAGCTTCCCGTCTTTGTCTACATCAAGCTTCTTCTGCTTTGGAGACATTTTCTTTGAAGTCTTTTTTGCAGTCTTCTTGCAACCGCCGTTACAGCCTGCCTTTGAACAACCGCATCCGCATCCTTTGCACATTATTTTTTACTCGCTTTCGTTGGTTTAGAGACCTTCTTTTTTCCAGAGCCTGCAGGGACGCAGTTCGGAACCTTTTTGCCACCCTTCATCTTCA